CCTGGTCTTTAATGTTTACTGTACTAAGAATATTAAACCCTGGTAAAACACCTGAGCAGATAAACGATCAATTATTAGACGGAACAAGGGCTGATATTTTTTCTAAAATGTTAAAATTTGCTAAATTTTACTCTGATATAATTAAAAAAAATCCTATTGAAAGAATGCGCGCCCTCGGGGTCTAAAATAATTTGTCGTAATTTACAATTTATAAAATATATGTATGGTGTGGGGTTCGAACCCACGAGGCTTTCGCCAACAGATCTTAAGTCTGTCCCCTTAGACCACTCGGGCAACCATACATATATTTTACTTATACAATTATATACATTATTTCTTTAAGTTCGTTTATAGAATACAATCAGGTTGAAAATATTTTTTTTATTTGATTTTATTGGGTATATTTTCCAATCCCAAAAATTTTTATTTACGTTATTTAAATTGTAATTTTTGGGAATTTTCATCGCGATGTGCCTGGTATTGTGATATATATTATTTATAATGTCTACCACATTTATATTGTCAAGAAATAAATCAATACTTATAGTCTTTTTGTAGTCTGTTCCGCCCCAAGGAGGATCTAAGAATACAAGATCTTGTTTCAGTATGTACATAAGATGTAGATATGAACAGTTGTAATGTTTACAATTTGGAAAATTTGTGTTTTTCTTAAGTGTATCAAAGACGTCTTGGTCTTTTTCAATGGAATTTACGAATTTAAAATCTCTGTGAAAAAAAATAGAGTTACCTCCTATACACGCAGTCGCGTCTGTAATTATATCTCTTTTAGAAATATACAATTTAAGTATTTTATTAATTTCGTATGCTTGTTCCCATGTTGAATAAATACTCTTTAAATGTTCGGGTACAATTAGTTTATACCTCATACATTACTATATAATTACTCAATATTGATCTTAAGTTGATTTATAAAGATTTTTACATTCTTTAGAATATTTTCTAATTTCGTTATTTCTGCGAGTTTACTGTCATAAGTTTCCTTTTTAGTTCCGTCGTCCGGTGCCACTTCAAGCCCTCCCCTAGCAGATGCTCTTGCTCTTCTCTTTTTCGCAGATTCCTCTCTTCCAGAACGCAATTCTAAGTCTTTAAGTATTCGATACTCCCTAACAAGTTCTTTTTCCATGGCTCTTTTAGTTGCCTGTACTTCTTTCAACACCTTTTTATACGAGGCCTTGTCTGTTTTAAGTACTTCCGCGAGGTATTTCTTATATCTTTCTCTTAAAAGCATCGCATATGTAAACACGTTTTGGTCATAATCTGCTGGTTTTGGCATATACATCGCATAATGCCCATCTGACATATAAAATTCAGTTGGACCCGTTAACATTGGCATCGCATTCATTACTCCATTATTAAAATGTAATGACATTGGATACCCTTTCCACCTGGGGTCTCTAGCGTTGTCCCCTATTGGATAACCTTCGCGAGAATATACTATTTGCCCAGTTATTTTGTTTTTTAACCAGGGAGTTCTAGTCATGAATTCTATTCGTTCTTCATTATTTTCATAATCAAGTTCAAAGTTGTTCATTTATTATATATAAAATATTTATTATTAGATTGTTAATATTAGATTTGTTTATTATATCGAATATTCTTGAAGTGTCAAATACAATCGGATTAAAATGAAACTCTTCTAGTTTGTAAAAAGAATACAATATAATCAATATTTCTTCAAAATTTACGGATGTGTCGATGTGTTTCCAGATGTAATATAATATAACGTAATCAATGTCTTTTAGAGTATAATCATCAAGACCCCCGACGTCTCCATATAAAATGATATCCCTATCTATCTCTTTTTTAATTTTTTTATGAAAATTTGTTACAATGTATCTCGTGTTTATGTTATCATATTTATCGATTTCATTTATTAAATTTTTAATACAATTTTTCATAAACTAAATTATGTATATAAAAAAATAATATTATATATATTGTATATGAAACGTACTTTGTCTTTATCTAGTATATCGGATGATACATTTACATTCGATATTACAAAATATAAATTAGACTGTCTAGAAAATCTAATGCATCTTATAAATGATTATAAATCCATGAAGTTGCCTAGTAAAAGACATAGGGTCAATTATCCTAAGAAAATGCATCTTTTACCTAATTTACTTCCAGAATTAAATGAGTTGAACGACATGATTGGTCTACAAAAATTTAAGAAACAAATTGTAGATCAGATTATATTTTTTATTCAGTCAACCCATGATAATATTATGCTTCATACTGTTTTAGAAGGTCCCCCAGGTACTGGAAAAACCACAGTTTCTAATGTACTGGCAAGAATTTACTCAAAATTGGGTATATTCAAGAGGCCCAAATTTAATATAGTTCGACGGTCTGATCTGATATCAGAATATCTGGGAGGTACATCAATTAAAACCATGGAAACACTTGAAAGATGCAAAAGAGGTGTTATGTTGATAGATGAAGCATATTCTCTTGGTTCAAAATCTAATAGCGAAGACTCTTATGCAAAGGAATGTATAGATACCATTAATCAGTATCTTACTGAAAACGTAGATAAAATAATTTGTATTATAGCAGGTTATAAATCGGAGCTAGATGCTTGTTTTTTCTCTATGAATCCTGGACTTCGTAGAAGATTTCCTTGGACATTTACAGTAGAAAATTACACATCATACGAATTGTCACAGATTTATTTTAAACTCGTCCAGGAAAAAGAGTGGGAAACATCATGTGAGATTTCTGAAGTAAATGATTTAATTTCTAAAAATGTCTCATTATTTACTGGAAACGGAGGCGATATAAACAATATAATAGAAAAAGCAATGATAATAAACATGAGAAATAACTTTGGTAAAGAAAATTTATACAACATTAATTTTTCAGAATTTAAAGAAGCAATCCAAATATTTATTTCTAATAAAAAAATACCGGATTTACCTCCGTTTGGTATGTATAATTAATACGTTAAATACATCTATTTAAAATATTGGTAAGAAGTATGTTATCATACAAAAAGATAAATTTATTGGATCTATATATCCACGACAACGATTTAATGTATAGGGGTGTTTCGGATACATTGGTAATTAAAAGTCCTATTATAATAGCGCAAAAAAATGACAACGGTCTCGTTTTAAAAATAAACAATGATTCTCAAAGTCACGATAACTTCATGAATGTATGCGGATACATTAATACAATATGTTCTGTAAAAAAAATAAACACGGACTTAATAACAAATAACAGTATTATACTAAAAAAAACAATTTTATCAAAATTCTTTGATGAAAATAAAAATATTGTATCTTTTTCAAAATTAAAAAATACGCAAAAGGTTATTTGTTCTTTTAATTGTATATCCGGAAATTTTTATATATCAGAGTGTTTGCATATTAATTAGTCACGTTAAAAACTAACATTTAAAATAATTTCTTTAGTGTAACATGGGACTCATTAAAGAAACTATATTGGTGTATCATCCAAATAAAGTAGAAGACAGTGTTTTCTTTTCTAAAATAATGGACGGATCATCTGAGATTACATTTCAAATTCCAAAAACTAAATTACATTTCGATAAGGAGAAAGAAAAGTGTAAAATTCTTCTTGATGAGCTTAGTATATCCGAAATAGAAACCATTTCTAAAGATATAATTAGGATTACTTCTGAGAAGAGCAAAGAATTTTTCGGTAAAGAAATTGACCTTGATTCATGTTCAAGCTTGTACCGTAATGCTATAAGCGACGGAAATTTATTGAATTGTTTTTACAGCTCCGATACATATTTCTTTGATAGAAAAAATGAATTAAATGTTTCAGAAATCCCAGATGAGACAACTGGTATTGTACTTTTAAAAGGAGATGTAATAGTCTATACTAAAACAGCTTTTTACATTCGTTGGGAAATTCAGCAGATGAAGGTTAAGACAGAAAAGTCTTCTAAACCCAATGAAACTTTATTAACAGAATATTCTATTATAGACACCCCTGAAGACCAAATTGACGAAAACGAAAAAATAGCTAAGAAAATAAAGGAGATTAGTCTTTTTTAAATAATGTAAAGAAATAAAACAATAAATCTGTAATGGATGGAATCATAGAATGTGTAAAAACAGTTTCAAATGAACTGGGGTTTCATTATAAAGAAAATATATATCAATCCGCTTTGTATCTTGAAATGAATCTAAAAGGATATATAACTCAAACCGAAGTAGTAGTTCCTATAATTTACAAAGGCTATTACTTAGGTTTTGAAAGAGCAGACATTGTAGTATACAGTTCAGAAGGTAACATAATAAATATTCTTGAACTTAAATCACAAAATTCAAGAATAACCTCTAAAGAAATTATTCAACTCAGAAAATATCTTAAGAATTTAAAGTGTGAATCCGGTCTACTTATAAATTTTTTCGAAACCCTCGAAATATACATAGTTACTCAGGAGACAAGCCGTAAAGCGTAAAATGACATTCTTCGTGTATATGATTAGCCTCAAATGTAAAATTGTTATTTAGTTTTTTAAGTTGAACTGTAAATATATTATCATGAACTTCTTTATTAGTCGGGACTTTTCTTTTATTTTTATTAAATAAGTTGTAATACTTATATAGCTTATTTAATGTCAAATTATTTACAAGATTTAACCACATATTGACGGTTGTTCTCCCAGTAACACCGAAGTCTTTTCTAAAATCTTTAATTTGTTTATTTTGATCTAAAGATCTATAAATGTGAGTAAATCTAAGTACATTTTCTATCATCTTAGAGTGATAAATACTCACTTTTTTATTTACTTTTATTATATAAGCACCTTCAACTGTGAAAACGATATGTCTTAGTGTATTTAATTTTGCGAATTGAATGACCTGAGCCATGTCTTCGCCCGACGGCCAACCATATTTTGTTTCTTCGGATGTATATATACTCTGAGGATGGGTATGAAAATTAATTAGACCAGTTGGGGTCATGACAGAATCATTTTGTCCTGTGTGTATTTTATAATTAGTAGTACTTTTTTTATCACATATACCTTTTTTACAAACACTTGTGTCTTTAAATATTATATCACCGGCCACTTCTGTTTTTCCAGTTAAAAGGTATTGTTTAATTTCTTTGACAAACTTTGTATCTAAAGTCCATTTAACAGTTGTTTTATTAATTTTACATTCTGCAGACATACATATATATAAATGTATAAATGTTTTATTTTGAAAGTTTAAAATCGTAGTTTTTTAAAATATACATAATTGTAAATAGAATGTCTGAAACTCTTAACGTGAACGTTTTGGTGGCCGCTAAAGAAGAATATTCAAAACAATTGATAAACTGTATTCAACCAAGTATTTATGATGTCTTATTGAGTATATTCGAAGACTCTCAAAAAAATAATATTCGTCTCAGCGTTTCATACTCTAATTTTCAAAAAGAGTTGAAAGCCGTTCCTCATTGGGCGGATTACAGACTTGAAGAAAAAATAAGTCCTGTAAGTAGAAAATTTCCATATTTAATGGATCTAATAACTGCCATTTTTGTAAGTCACGTCAAGATTTTAGCATGTGTAAGACTTAAGACAGATGACAAGTCTGTTAAAATTAAGGTCCCAAGTTTAAAATCGTTTTTACATAAAATTATAGTTGCTTGCTCCGAACAAATTTACTACGACCCTCAATGTATACATGACGAAAAAGTTAAAATGTTTAAATTGATAAACGAGAGTATAAACGAAACTATAGCAAATCAAATCCCGATAGAATACATTCTAAGTGAATATCTTTCAGGAGCGTTTGATGAACCTGAAACTAAGTACCCAGAAAACAACGATGTAATAGAAAACGAACTCGACGAGGATGATGAAGACCTTTCTGATGAAGAAGAATTTCTACCAGAAAACAAGGAAATACCTATAATTCCAATATCAAACCCCGTACATTCTAAGGTGGTAGAGCAACTGATAAGAAACAATAACGAAGATCGTCCAGAAGATACTCAGGGGGAAACTGAACCACACGGAGACTCTATCGAGGATATAAATGAATTAAAGAGTATAGAACCAGGTACAGATGTTACTGTAAACAAACAATTTGATATTTCTGATGACGACGAAACTGATGACGAGTCTGAGGATGAAAATGAAGAATCTCAGGTTAAAGAAAATACGCTTTTTTAAGTAAATTGTAATGTGATGTAATTTATAAATATGTCAGGTCTTCGAGACATTCTAGAACTTCAAAAAAGGCAACATGTGCGATACAATGGGCTTAGAAATGATATACTGCGAAAAATGTCGGATAAAATTAGACACCTGTCTAAACACGGGGAATTAAGATGCGTTTATACAGTACCTAGTTATACATTTGGGTTCCCCGCGTATAATGTCGCGGAAATTTCCACTTATTTATTCACTATTTTGAAAAACGAAGGTTTTTGTGTAGTGCTTTTAGCAGATAACAAATTGTTTGTATCATGGGACGTAAACGATATTAATAATCTTAAGAAAACTAAAAGTAAAAAGAAGGTAAGTATATCAGATATAAAACCTTTGATTAATATAAACAAAAGATAATGGGTTGTATTCTCAGTCTTTTTGAAACTGATTTAAACCATGATGAAACTGATTTAACACATGATGAAATTGTATACATCCCAGGTGTAGATTTCTACATAGAACCCGCAGACGACGAACCTGAAATCAATAAATTATACTTTTTATACGATTAAACAATTTAAATATATTGTTAATTTTAAAATAATGATTATACTTTCCTTTGACATCGGTATTAAAAATTTAGCTTATTGTATGATAGACACAGAGACAAATGACATACTTGATTGGAATATATTAGATTGTTCAGGAACAAATGAAACGTTAATAGTTATCAAAACATTGGATGAAATTAATTACATTTTAGAAGCTGATATAATTCTTTTAGAGAAACAACCATCATTTAACCCTAAAATGAGAAATATATCAACTGCCTTATATGTATATTTTACTCTACGAATTCAACATGAAAAAAATGCGCTATGTAAAATAATGTTTTATCAACCTAAATATAAACTGATGTGCTCTAATACAAAGATTGATCATAAAACTAAAAATAAATATCTCCAGAATAAAAAATTAGGTATCGAACATACACGAGAACTAATAAAAACACATCAAGACTTTTTTGAAAAACACAAGAAAAAAGACGATCTTGCTGATTGTTATCTACAAGCTATATCATATACTAAGTTTTTTATGAAATAACGTTCTTAATGTACTCATAAGTACAAAAAACTGAAATGTGATATGGCAAACTTCTAAGAATGTAAATAGACATTCCTCTATAATAATTCGAATAGATACCTATATGACCGTCGCGAAGTCTAGCACGTATAGTATCCAATGGATAAAATATACATGTAGCGATAGTCTTAGAAAAGGCAGCGCAAACGAATACATTGAATGTAGTGTTTTCTACTTTAGATTTCATGTATTCATACAAAGGCATCTGTACTGTAAAACTCAAATTAATAAGGTAAGTGGGGAAAATACCTCTATATAGATTACTTACACTCATATTTATTTTTTTATTAGTTTGTTTAGCCTGTCTCAAAACCCAAAATGGCGTAGTAAATGTACTTGCTGTACAACACGCAATGTATGCCGCGACTGGAGTGTTAACTTCACTTTTAAGTCTTTTGTACATCGGAAAATAAATAGACCAAAATGTAGGAATACCTATTATACCATATCCAATTCCACGATATAAGTAATTTTTATTGTATTTAATCTTATTACCCAATTGATAATTTATTCGAATTGTATCAAGTGGATTACAAATTAATGTAGAAACTATTCCAGCCCCAAGACCTGGTAAGATTTCTTCCATTTAATATTTATATTTTATGTTTTTAAGTGATTATAGATTCTAGAATATAATTTGATAGTTCTCCTTCGAATACCTTACCAAAATATCCACCCTGTAACCCTATTAACAATTCGTCTATTAAATATTTTTTTCTCAAATTTAACATGCTTGGGGCGCCATAAACTTTAGATCTACTTCTTATTTTAGTGTTAATTTCTCTTTTGCGATTGGTGTTTAATTTAATTGATTTGTCTTTAATCATAGTAAAATAGATACTTAATATAAGTTCGGTCATTCTCTTAGAACACTCTTTGTTCTCTAATCTAGGCGTTAAAGCACCTGGGCACCGTTTAATTAGAGCATTCTTTACGTTATCGCGCATATCGTTACTAGGTCCTAATATGATGTCATTATACATATCTTGTCTAAGTTTTTTTTTATCACCGAATTTATTATAAGAATAATGCGCTGGCGACTTTGGGGGCAGCATCCTAGGATTTTGTCCTCCGCAATTATTATAAAAATAATCCATTAATAACTGCTGATACCGTTGATTAGGAAGCCCCCCGTTGCGTTCAGCCAGAGGTCCTCGTGCCCAAAACTCTGGGGCACCTCCTGGATATTTTATCCCATATCTAAAAGCGTGGTCCCGCGCGGGTGATGGATACCAATCGTCTGCTTTTCTTCTTAATGTGGCATGGTTTCCAACACCTGGTACATGGGTACAGTGAATTACCCATCCATCTCCCACGGGAATATCCGGAGATGGATATTCAACGCCAAATTTTGTAATTCTTTTCATAGGGGTCTTCTTTTTACGAGCACAACGAGACTTGCGTTGCGCGGCTGTCAATTTCTGTACTAATTTTGGCGTCTTTGAATCTACTTTTTTACTTGGGCGGCAATAAGCGATACTCTCTTTGGTCTTGCGCCCACATGGTTTTCTTTTGGGCCAGACACAAGCGTCTACCCATTTTTCTTTGTACCAGTGAGATAAATTTGATTTTCCTCTTGAACCAGTGTATTTTCCTCCCTTTGATTTGTATTCTCTAACAAGTCTACCCGAATCATATGCTCCCCATCTACGTCCTTTTATAGACCTCTGAATTTTAGACTTGATAGATTCATACATTTTCTTATTAACTACATTATCAGGGGCTTGGTATTTTTTACCGAAATTTAGTTCTGGGGTAGTCTCTTCTTCTAACCAAGCAAGCGCATTATTATACCATTCATAAAGATCATCTCCGGGTCCATATGGATACCCCATTTTATTCAAAAGTTCGAGAGTATAGTCGGCCGACTGTTCTACATTAATCGCTTCTTGTCCTCTGTATTGTATATTATCGGGGTCTAATGAAACTATTTCATCTAAAATGTAACTTATTATATTATACCATAACAGGTCATCTGAAAGATCCTTTTTCGTTAAAATAGAAGACATTTTCTTTAGAAAAAAAGCAGTATCATGTTTCAAAGGGTTTAACGCCAGCCATGGTTCTCCGGAATTTGGTGTCATTTGTTCGATAGCGTATTGTTCCGGATTAAAATTAGACCCCATTGACCCTCTGATAGAATTATAAAAATCTATATTAATAGCAAGTAAAACCATCTTGAGATACCTTTTCGATTTAGTAAATTTTCTTGCTAGGTATCCGCGTGCCAACTTTTGAAGTTCTGGGGCAGCGGCATACTCAAGTATTATCTGGGCTGGGTCCCAACGTACTTTATCCGCGAGAATGTCTTTTATTTGTGCCGCATTTTTCATTCCAAAGGACAGCTTATTACTACCAGATATGTCAGTTGGAAACTTACCTGTTTTATTGTAAACATTAAGTCTACGTTTGTAGTCTGCAAGACTGGCTTTAAGACTTGGTTTGTTCCAAAGTATGTACATAGACAAATAACCGGGTTTCATTGGGTCTTTAGTACGAAGGTCTTTCTTATGACGTGAAATGTATCTCTCGCGGCGCTCTTTGTCTTTATGAATTGTAAAGTCAGACATCCCAGTGGCGCCAAATTTACGAGTGTACGTCTTTCCATTTTTTTCGAATACTATTTCATACTTCTTAGAATTTCCTTTTAGTTTTTTAAAACTTTTTACTTTTATCATTTATAAATATAAAATATAATAAAAACGGGTAAAATGAAATATCCTTGTACATAAATAACTTTTTATTGATATAAAGTTTTAGATTATGTATAATACATCAAAGTATGAACGACATCTGGTCTTTTGTTCAGATGCAAATGATGTATAGAATCTCAAATGAAAATAATGTATACGGCGGTGCCTTACTTTTATTTGTATATTATCTAATTGTTAATTACAGACACATTAGAAAATTTGAGATAAATTTTAGAACAAAAAACAAGATAATATTGGAAGGACACCGTGTTAAAGACGAATACAAAACTTTTTACACGGATATGTTTTCTACTCGTTTTAAAGCAATTTGGAATTACATTAAAGAAGGTGAGTTTGAAGATATAACCGGTATAAAAGAAATTAGTTCATATGATTATGTATATAACGAAGATGAAAATGTAAAAAGGACTATTGAAGAGAATATGTTTCTAGTAGAACAAGATAAACATTTTACACTCGATAATAATATATTTTGTAAAATTTACAATTACAACAATTATGTAGAAAAATCTAATGACAAAAAATACGAGACAGAGATTATAACAATTGAGATCTATTCTTATGTAAAATCGGTTTCGCAACTTAGATTGTTCGTTGATAAGCTTAAATTCAATTATGAAAACAGGTTAGATAATTATAGAAAAAATAAAAAATTTATTTATATGTTAAACGCCGTAAACGCACCCGATAATCGTATGTGGAGCGAATATGAGTTTAAATCTTATAAAGTATTTGACAATCTTTTCTTTGATGGAAAAACAGAATTAATCAATAAAATTGAATTCTTCAATAAAAACAAACAATTTTACGATAAATTCGGTATTTCCCATACACTAGGACTTGCTCTTTCTGGACCCCCTGGAACAGGTAAAACATCCATTGTTAAATGTATCGCAAATTATCTAAATAGACATATTATAATCATCCCACTTAACAAAATTGGTTCTTTAGATGAACTGTACCATGTTTTTTTCGAAGGTACATACAATACAAACAATAAAAAGAATTCTATATCTTTTGCGGATAAAATTATTCTTATTGAAGACATCGATTGTATGGACGACATTGTTAAGAAAAGGAGCAATGATTCGGATCCATGTTTTAGCGACTGTGAAGAATATGACGAAATAAATAGTAAAAAGAAAACCATGTCAAATCTTAAAAAAGTTTTAGAAAAAAATAAGAAAAAATTGACATTATCTGATATATTGAACATAATAGATGGAATAGTAAGTACCCCCGGCCGAATTTTAATAATGACAAGTAATCATTATAGTAAATTAGATCCCGCTCTAGTAAGACCTGGGAGAATAGATCATCACATTGAAATGGGTAATGCTTCTAGAGACACAATTAAAGAAGTATACCTTAAATATTTTGATAAAGAATTAACAGTCAATGATTTAAAAACAGATATAAGCCCCGCTCAATTAGTAAATTACGCAATATCGGGAGAGAAAAATTTCATTAAAAATATTACAATGATTTAAAAATATGATTTTAAGTTCCAAATAGGTATATTACCGGTGTCGCAAAATACAGACATTTTATCAACGTAATGTCTACAATCGTATATACCAAATATGTACTTTTTATTTATAGATTTAGAGTAAGTTTCTATTTCTTGAAAAGTTTTTTCAGTTGAACCCACTATTACGTCTTTTTTAATTACAAATGGTTCACTTTTAAAAAAGTTTTCAAGTATATAACGGAATTGTTCATTAAATTCGAGATCGTATAAATTTGGATACAGTCTCTTGAGATTTTTGCCATTTTCATTATTAATATCCGAGGTTACGCAAGTATTATTTTCATTAAATGCCCTAAAATCATAACGAACTCTTTTAATGGGTGTTTTAAAAGATATGCCCGTATGAGTTATCCCCCCCGGAATTTTTTCCAAATGAAGTATAACATTTTTTGAAAATACATTAAAGGCCAGACTTAACAGATAAAATATCATTCATTATATAATGTATAATATATAATAATTATATTTAAAATCATCCGTGATTCTAATTTGCCTTATTATAGGTCCAGATATCAACATGGCCCTTTATTAAATTTCTTTTTTCAAATGAAAAGTCTTCCATTAGTTTGTCTATAGTTGAAATGTAATCTAATGTATAAGGTTCGCCTGCTAACATCATCTTAGACGGTTTATAATCTGTAGAGATGTCAACGATAATTACTTTATTCGTAGATATTCTAATAGCGTTATTAAGAATTCTCCTGTGACCTTCTTCTGGTATTTCATGAAAAGCGAACATACATGTAACTATATCATATTCTCTATCTTTACCGTAAGTCTCTGCGTTTCCATATATATAATTACTTCCGGGATTAAATAAATTAGAATATCTCAACATTTCCTTAGATGTATCAACACCGGTTTGTCCAGGTTTGGTGGAAAACCCTGTTCCGCAGCATAGATCGCATACACTACCATGTATTTCGTCATATATCTGTTTTCTAATGTCTACTCCCGAATAAGCCTTTTTGTCTATAAGTTTTGTAAATAAAGGCGTCGCCGCGGCATGAAGGTTACCTAATATACCCGTATTACCTAGATTATGAATTGATGGGTTATACCAGTAAGGGTGGTTTATTGAAAAAATAAGTGTAGTAATTAAGGCTATCATAGTTTAATGTAATGTAATGTAATCTTATTTATTTTTAAGTAAATTTATTTATATTATGAGGGGATAAATAAGAATCTTTACACACTTTACGTGTATTACCAAGTTCATTTGCGGTATAATCTATACCTTGTGTTATTTGTTTTTTTCTTTCCTTTTCCGTCTTACCCAATCTTACCCTTTTCATAAACTTTAAAAAAATTTGGTTTGCTCTATATGTACGCACGTCTTTACATGTTATATTTGAATTAACTTTATTACGTAGAAAAGTGTTTAAATCTGTACTGGTTATACATTTTCCTTCAGAGTCGTAAAATAAATTAGGTCCCTTAATTTTTTTGACGCGATTTATAAAATTTAAACTTTTTTCTGATGTAATGGTTTTAGCGTGTTGGATACCCTTTTTTCCTATAAAAGTTAATTTATTACCGTTAAGGTGACTTTTAAGCATGGTCGTTATACCGTAGGAACCGTTTTCCTTTTTATACATTTCATTTCCAACACGGATATTCATATCTTCCATTATTTTAATAACGTTAGCTATTACGCAATCTCTTGAAAGATCCTTTCTTTTAATAAAATTATTAATTACTCTAGAGTAATGATCGTAATTAAAATTTTTCATCTTGTTGAATTTCTTTTTCTTTGACTTTTCCGTCCAGTCTGTGTGATAAATGTACTGTTTTCTACCTTTAGCGTCGTAACCTGTTGCTTGTATTTTAGCATTATCAGACTTATCAATTTTAACAGATGTCCACATTGGGGGAATTCTTAGTTTTTTAATTCTTTCGATGTCATTTGGGTTTTTAGTAGAGTATACAAACCCGGTTTTTGTTTTTTGCCGCGTAATGTACATATATAATTTAAAGATATTTTTAAATTAGAATGTATAATGAGAAATATATTTATTGTAGCTATTATAAGTTTTCTTTTAAAACCTTTTATATCTAAAATAAATAATTTATCAGATGAGTGTGTTTCAATTGGACCTTCGGGTGTTTCAGGATTTTGGGAAATCCTACCGAAAGTTAGGAAAATAACAAACAATAAGAAAATACTGTGTGCATCATCTGGATGTTTAGCAGGTATAACTAGAGATTTTGACATTCATTATATTTACAACATTGCCAATTTTCTAAAGTATGAAAATATATCATATGAAACGAAAAAGAACGAATTTATTAAAATTATTGCTAAAAAAGTTCGTAAAATTCCAGATATCACTATAATTACTATGGACATCTTGGGTAACTGTTATAAAAACGTAGCTCAAAACAAGACACATTTAATACAACTATTAATTGAAACCTCTGATATTCCATACTTTACTACAAGAAATCCTGGTAAAAAAATTGACGGCGGATTTTGTTTTTATCTATTAGACAACTGTAAGACAAAAATTAGACACTCTTTAACGCCAAAAGTTCTTTTAAACTTGTTTAATTTTAATCTTACCAAACTAGAAGTAATGGAACTGTATAATTACAACATTTAATTTAGAGAAATGTTATAGACAACTTTATAAAATATGTCTTCTTGGAATATTCTTCTGGTAGATGCATCGGCCAGTATGTCTTCAAACGTAGATTCGGTTAATAAAGGAATTGTAGATCTTTTTATAGAACAAAGAGAAAACAAAGATCGTTTTACTTTCCTAACATTTAACACGAGCGTACAATGTGTAATTGACAAAGATTTCAATGAAATTAATTGTGAAAATGTTATAAATTGTATTGTTAATCAAGGACTAACAGCTTTGTATGATGCAGTAGGTCATGTGTACGAAATGATCTTAAACGAGTGTCCGGATAATGTTACTGTTGTTGTTATAACAGATGGTAACGAAAACTCCAGTAAGACGCATACATTGGCGTCTCTTAAGACGCTCAGGGAAACCATCGACAAAATGTGTAATATAAATGTTACATTCATCTGCGAAAATGAAAATGTGTTGGATAATAATTCAGCAATTATTTCACACGCAAATGAATCATGTGAAGTATCTGGTGATTACGTTAGAGCTTTTAGGATGGTTTCGGGGACAATGTCGGGTATTCGACACCCAAGTGTCTCCACAAATTACGTTTCTGAAGAAATTAATGGTTCGGTATCTGAACCAATTGTAAAGAGGCAAAAGACTTACGATTCAAAAAAAAACACCCACTTATTCTCCTGAGTTCACTTGCTGTAAGACTGTGTAAGTATTCCGCGAATCTATTGAAATGTAGACCTCTTGACTATTATTAAGAAATTTCATTATTCTTTTCTCGTGTCTTTTATTTTTTTTACGCTTTCTTCTTTCTTCAGATCTTTCCATAATTAACATTTCAAATTGAGTATCATTGTACTCATTTTCATGTTCATCGTAAGAATCTGGTTCTTCTGTTATTTTATTTCTACAAAAGGGACATTCATTTTTTTTAAGAGATTTATTACATTCTGAACATAGAAAATGAATACAAGGTAAAAATACAATATTTTCTAATGTTTTATCTTCCATACATATGGAACATTCCAAAACCATAATTTATTTATAACGCGACATTTTTTTACGAGATTAAAATACCTATAGAACCAAAAAAGGCTATTAACAAAGATATGTAGGTTCTGAGGGCAACCTGAGTGAAGTCGTACACTTCTTCATTAGTAGGACTGTTACCATCTTGATCTTTCCATATAGATGGTTCATCTCCATTTTCTACATCACTAAACATTAGTGGTAGATATACAAATAAAGCGAGAGTGGCCATCATTACAAGTGCGGTGATATGCTTGCCTGATATACCTCTTTTAGCCAAAAGTTTATGACCATATACGCCTAGTATAACGCAAATCAAAGTCTCTACGAGGAAATTCATTTATGATTTAATAAATATTTTTTTTTTAAATTAAATCACCTAGACATTTAGACATTTAGACATTTAGATATTTACATAATTTCCGACGATATATGCTGCTACTATCAATCCTACGAAATAACTTCTCGTTGTAGAATAGCCATTTATACGTTTTAATTCATATTCTGAAGAAGCGGTACGCGTGTATTTAGGTAGTTGTGCGAAAATCCACCCACCTAAAAATACAGCCCCTAACTGTGCTTTGTCCTTAGAAACATTTGCTCTTAGAAGACCGAAGAATACTATTACTCCTAATATAAAAGATACTAAAAGTTCAGTTAGGAAGTCCATTTATATTTAGTAAATATTTTAAATTATCAACATTTCCATTTTGTATTACAGTTCGTACATGTTACATAAGTTGTCATTGGTTCGTCGGCCGAGCGGGTTTGCATCTGATAATACACAGTCTTCATAGATTTACATTTATTACATTTAAACATTCCATCATCTGTTGCCATCTGTTTAATAACAATTTTTTCCAAATTTTTAGATTTTAAAGTCGCCCATAGATCGGGATTAAGTTCTTCCCTTGTTAATTTTACAATAGAATATGGTTCGATATATCCATTTTTAATTTTTGAAATTAATTCATTGGCATTAGTTGTATAAGAAATATTAGCCAAAAGTCTCCTAGCATGTGTAGAGTAATTTTTAACAAAACGAGTGTCAGACCATTTTAATGGATTTCCATTCTTTTTAGACAATTCAATAGCATTATTGAAGACACCCTTTTCCATGTTTATAACAATGACATTGTCTTGTGCGATATTTAGAAATTCGGCACATTTCTCGACGAATGTTTCTCTACGGTAAGACATATGTAAATATTATATACATTACATTACAAATTTATCTAGTGATATTTATTTTATGTAAAAAAAAATACATTTAAAACATTTTTCTTAATTTAAATGGTGTCGGAGGACAAAGAGCCCCAATTTAATTTTTTTAAACTATGGATAACCATTGTATTAGCGTTATTTTTTACATTTGGAACATCGGGACTTGTTATTTATTATAAGTTTTTTAACAACGAATAAAAATATAATATATTATAATAAACAATGGCAAGTGATGATAATGATAATGATAATGAGAGTGGTTATGGCTCAGTAATTTTACTTGGTTTTTTAATTATGTTAATCATCGGAATGGGGTTTTGGGCATTATCTGAATTTGATCAGGCTACATATAAATATTCTTTTGGTACAACAGATCTTTCTTACAAGCCTGGGGCTGCTCTTATGAGTGCTTAAATTACATTTTTTAAATATACTTAAATACAATACAGATAAAAAATTAATAATTATGATCAGGCGACTGTTTATTGAACAGGCTGAGATGTGTGCAATGAAATCTGATATGAATTTCAATCATGGTGCTGTAGTTATTCACCGTGGAAAGATTCTATCAACCGGGTACAATTACTACTACGAACATAAATGTAATTCTAATTATAAAGAGTCTGTACACGCGGAAGTCAGTGCTATCAATAACGCGCTTAAAAAGATCCACGCGAATGAACTCAAGAAGTGTGAACTCGTTATAATTAGAGTTAATAGACAAGGGGAACACCTCAATTCGAAGCCTTGCTGTAATTGTGAAAAGTTTATCAATAAATTTAACATTAAAAAAGTTTTTCATTCTTAATTTTTGAAAAAACATATATTCATCATGAGATACAACCCTGATATAACCGATAAATTCGAAAGGGCTGGTTTATACTTAAATGGAAAAGTATAAAAAATAAGCGTGGCTAAAACGGTGAATAATATTAGACCATAAATTCCATATATAGCGATGTCTGGTTCATTTGATAAGCTTCCATATACAACCGCTAATGAAGAAATTAATTCGAAGAGGCCGGCTAAAAGGACTAAACCCTGACTAAATTCTGTAATACCTTCGGGTAATTTAGTAGCTAATCTCGCAGATTCCGATGCACCAAACGAAGAAACTTTTGTTGCTCCGGATATTAAAAACATAAGTAGAAATACTATTATAGCAAACAGTGTTGTATTTTTCATTTATTTTATATATAAAGTATATTTTAAATTAAAAAATGATACCATTGTTATTTTTAAATTTACGTAAAAAAGATTTCGTAAGTTACAAATATAGATTTCAATTACAAGAGTACGTTCATATTCATCATATAATACCATTGGAATGGAGATCTAAAGCCAATTTAAAAGGATATAATGTAGACATGGGGTACAATTTAATGTTTATGCCGAATAAAATTGGCAAAACTAAAATTAATACAGTCAGGAGAAATCATGAAGGTGGTCATATGAAATATAATAAATACATAAACGAGAGACTGGAACACGAGTGTCCTTTTGAGATTAGACAATCGGTCAGACACTGTCTGTCAAATGGTCTAGAAATACCTTGGAAATGATTGTAATTAAGCTTTCGCCCGGGATCGAACCGGGGTTAGTGGATTCAAAGTCCACGGTCATTACCTCTAGACCACGAAAGCTTGATTACAATGTAAATTAATATACTCCTCCATTCGGGATCGAACCGAAGACATTGCGGTTAACAGCCGCACGCTCTAACCAACTGAGCTATGGAGGAATGTATTAATTAAAATACGTTATTTTTGTATTCCCTATGGAATTTTTTTAATCATATCATAAAGCATATTAGTAAGCGCCTTATCAATAATAAGGAGTTCTTTTAGTTTTTCTGGGTTTTCCATAATTTCTTTGATGTATAGTGTGTGATCTACAGCATCCATCGATAAATATATATCTCTCATTTCTTTATATCCATTTCACTCATCTGGGACTTCGACCTCTGCTTCTTCCTCATCTTCAGAGTCTACAATTGAATATCCTGATAGCTTATTGCTCTTGTAAATCTTTGCCTGTACAAGCTTGTATCCTACACCAAACTGTGTCTTACCTACAAACCATACTCCAGTAGTCTGAATAAGGCATACTGCCTCGCATCCACGAGGAATAGCATCGCTATTAAGTTCGCCATTTCCATCTAGAATGTTAACCTCCTTCTTGTTCTCATCGTAAAGCTTAAACTGTGCCTCTCCCTTCTTAAGGTCAAATGGAAGCTTCACCTTAAGATTAGAAGGCCACTTTGGATCCTTTGGAAACTTCTCAGCAGACTTATAAAATTCATTTACAAGTTCGCTGCTTAGCTTCTTTCCAAACCATGCGTCGCTCTTAGAGGGCATTTCCTTAGCGGCGGCGTCAATGGCGCGAATATTATCGGTAAACTTGTGTAGTTGCTCATTTTGAGTATCTGCGTTAGCCAAGGACACAGAAATATGGTACTTTATTGGGCCGTTTTCAGGCTTTGAACTGTCGATACCAAAGGGAATTCGTACACGGCATGTTTGAAGGAAAAAAGGACCGGGCTGCTCGCCATTATTGTAATTTACAAGAATGCTCTGTCCTCCTAGCTTATTCTGCCTTGGTGGCAAAAAAGTAACATTGTCCTTGTCAAATTCGTGCGAGAGTAGAATATTGCTGCTTGCCATTGTGTATCTGTTGATAACTATATATGATTTTTCTCTTTAAGTTGGTTAAAATTCTGTAAAAAAAATACACAATTATCTTAAATGTACGCCATTTTACTGATTGTACTTGTCATTACATTATTAGAAATTTACATCCTAATTCCTGAAAAAAACTACAAAAAAATTCCCGAAAATGAAAACGAAAATGAAAATGTAAACGATGTAAAATTCAACGAATATCGAGTTAATACAGATACATTTGTATCACATTATCCGGGAAAAATACTAATTAAAGAAAATTACAATGTAATATTAAAGTATAAAGATGAAAGTATACTTATGGAAAAAGATATAATTTATAATATAAAAGACATATTTGAGATTGAAATAATAAATATAGATAATAATTACATCTATTATTATTATACAGGGTCATGAAGATAATTTCTTGTTCCGAAAAACATGATACAACTGTAATAATTTTACACGGACTTTATCAAGACACGTTAGAAATTCAAATGATGATTAAAAGAATTAATTGTAATTTTATTAAATGGATAATTTTGGAAGGAAGAGGCGCAAAATGGTACAATTATTACACACAGAGAGATAATCACCAACGTCACGATAAAATAAATTACAGTCAATTTATGAGATCGTGTAATTGTCTTAAAAAAATTGTAAAACAAGAACTGAAATACATCGCAAGTGAAAAATTATACATATTAGGAATTTCACAAGGTGGTACAGTGTGTATTAATACAGCTTTAAGTCTTAAATTTAAATTAGGGGGCGTAATTTGTATAGACACTATATTTTTATCCGATTACATTTCTGATATTTCTTTTTTAAAACAATCATTTTATACCTTAATTTCTTCAAAAGACAAAATTTATAATCCAGACTTTCAAAAAGTATGTTATGATCTTCTTAGATTTTTTGGAAATACATTAAACATCACGGAAAGAAATAAAAAACACTGTGAAGACGTCGAAGAAATATGTGATTACATACATTCTATTTTACAAAAAAATAATTTACTTAAAAATTAAATAAATACAAATGTATACATTACATATCTAATGATTACAATTGAAGAATACACTCTCGACGAGCGCGCGGAGAATGATCTTGAAACATTAGAGCTTCGGGAACAAGAGCGAAAGTGGAACGTGATTCATAATTTTAAAAATTTTATTTCAAAGGAACCCGAATTTGGACATATTAATAATTTGTGTTGTCAAGAAATTCTGAATATAATTGAAACAACTACATCGAATAAAAATAATAAAGAGTATCCAGAGTGGCAAATTTCATTTCTAAATGATCTTATTAGTGAATTGGGACATCATACATTTGACAGTAACTTTGTTAAGAATGTTTATGATAACATTTACAATAAAATGTACATCTAATCAAATAATTTTCGTCTAAGTACGGGATTTGTTTTATAAAACTGATCATATTTTTTACTTTCGTTGAGGATAGTTACTGTACTTAGACTACTCTTAGTTGCCAAATCGGCTAAAGTAAAAAACTTGTCCGCATTTTTTGAAATAAAATAAATTAAACCATATAACTGTTTATCCTTTAGAGGATCTTTTATGTAATCTTTCATATCACGCTTAACTGTTTTAATTTTATCTTGGATTTTTTGAGGAAGTTCTATATCACTGTTAGAACCAATTGGTACAGAAATGTACTTTTCAAATGATGTTCCTTTAAAAAGATCTTTTAATCTAAAATTGTATGAGTATATATCACCAATAAATGTATCTGTAATGCTCGATATACGCTGAATGGATACACTTAAATTATTATAGACCATTGGATAATAAACGACCCATGCTAAAAGTGCTCTTTTTTCTTTGCCTGATATTGTTTTATTTGAAGCGAGTACATTGTACCACATCGAAATAATTTCTTTCTCTACTCTTTCGAATGAAATAGGGTTATAATATGGTCTTATTTTATCTAAAATTTCTGTTAGATTTCTTATTCCGTTAGCTATTCTCTGATCTTCAGCGTCTAATGAAATCCAAGTGTTAATCTTTGAGAGGTCTCTCGAGACTGGTTTTCCATCTTTTATTATAGTCACCACTACTAAACCAGGTTCTAAAAAGGTACCGGACCCAAAGTTTATGTCCTGTTTGAATGTTTTAAAAGGATTTAAACTAATACTTGATTTTGCTATACCACATTCATTACATATCATTTCATGATTTGAATATATAATGTCACTCGATTCACATATGTCACATATATCAGGTGATACATTGGGTACCATCGGTACTGCAACAGGTTCTGAAATTATTCCTTGTTTTTTTAGACATTCTATTAAGTGTTTTTTTTGATCTTCTATGCTTTTATAAGATATACTCTTTTGTAATAACAACGCCGTCAGCTGCTTTGACATACTTAATTATAATTAATTATTTTATTTTGTAATTATAAATATGAAGCAATTAATTTATGAGGCCGTTGTAGTTGGTATAGCGTTTGTAATATTTGGTAATATTGCGGCATTTCTCGTCGGTCCATTTTTCAAGGTAGATCTTCCAGAGGAGTGTAAAAATTGGAATAAATTTTATGCGATGGAAATTACCCTTTTTGTAGCGG